GCCGCGCCGGCGCCGCAGCGCCCGGGCAGGCGGGCCAGGAGGCCACGTCCCGCCAGTCCACATAGGTGGCCAGCAGGCCGTCTACGGACAGCATAGGCTTGTCCGCGGGGTAATAGATGTACTGCCCGTCGGCGCACACGCTGGGCCAGTACATGAGCCGGGACGCCTCAAAGGTGGAGGGGTCGGCCAGCTCCATGCCGATCATATCGGCCATGCGCCGGGCGCAGGGCTCATACTCGTCGGCGGTGCAGGTGCGGTCCAGGGGCAGCAGCACCCGCAGGCGGGGGGCATCCGGGCGGTGCTTGCGGGTGGAGTAGATGCAGTAGCTGCACCCCAGGGCCTCCACCCGCCGCACCACGTCGTCCGTGCCGCCGGCGGGGATGCTATCCAGGTCGAGGGTCAGCACATCCCGGCCGGTGACGGCCCCGGCCTTCCGCCGGGGGCCGTTCAGCGCGCCGGCGACATAGCCGCCCACGTCCTTCAAATTGTCCTGCTGGCCCTTTGACAGGGCCAGATACTCCGCCATGGTCTCCGTGCTCTTGGCCGGCAACCGCAGGCGGTCGTACAGCTCCGAGATCGTCAGCGTCTGGGCCTGCCAGTTGGTGGCCCGCCGGCTGGCACCCACGGAGATGGTAATTTGTCTGTCGTAAAGCATCCTTTTCAGTCCTTCTTAAAGAACGGGTTCACCCACCCGTCCGCGTTCAGCGGCAGCCCCTCCGCCCAAGGCGGCACCTGCCGCATGATGTTGATGACCTCCTCCAGGCTATCCCGGCCCGGCGGCGCGTCGATGACTACCTCGTCATGGATGTGGAACGCCACCGGGTAGCCGGCGGCCTCCAGCCGGTCTATGGCCTCCGCCAGACAGTCCCGGGCGGCAGCCTGAGTAATATTTTCCGCCAGCTTTCCGCCGTACGTCTCCACGACCTCCCACTTCTTGGTGGTCTGGTTCATTCCCCAGTAGCAGAGAGAGGGGCGGCCAAAGCGGTTGACCCCCATGTGGGGCTTGGCATAGTACAGCTTCCGGCCATTTGGCATGCGGATTGTTAGAAAGTCCAGGTCATTCTCCGGGTCCAACTCCCGGGCGAAGGCCAGACGGCCACCCCATAGCTCAATGGCCCGGCCGGTGTTGACCGCCTCCCGGGCCGCCGCCTCCACCGTGCTCCAGAACTGCACGATAGCGGGGTTGGCGTTGCGCCACCGCTCTACAATGTCGGGCAGGTCTTCCTCCGGGATGCCCATGCGCAGAGCCCCCATGCTGACCAGGGAGCCGGCGCCGCCCTGATAGCCCAGGGCCAGGGTGGCCACCTTGCCCTTTTGGCGGTAGCTGTATTCCGGATTGCCCTTTTTGATGGCCTCGATGGGCACACCGAACATCTGGGCCGCGGCGGCCTCGTAGATTTTCCCGTGGGTGCGGAACACCTCCAGCACCCACTCCTCCCCGGCAAGCCAGGCAATCATGCGGGCCTCGATGGCGGAGAAGTCGGCGTCAACCAGGGTGCGCCCCGGGGCGGCAACGAAGGCCGTGCGGATGAGTTGGGACAGGGTGTCCGGCACGGAGCCGAACACCACCCGCAGCCCGGCAGCATCCTGGCGCTTCACCAGATCCCGGGCCAGGGGGAGCAGCGCGCCGTCTATGTAGGTGCGGGGCAGGTTCTGGGGCTGGACGATCCGTCCCGCCCACCGCCCTGTCCGGTTGGCCCCGTAGAACTGGAGCAGCCCGCGCACCCGGCTGTCTGCACAGACCGCAGCCGCCAGGGCGGTATACTTCTTGTTGCTGGTCTTGCCCAGCTCCTGGCGGATCTCCAGCACCCGCCGGGCCTTATCCCCGGGCAGCTCCTTCCCCAGCAGGTCGGCCACGGTGTCCTTCCGCAGGTCGGCCACCTCCTCGCCGGTCTCCTCCTGGAGCCAGCGGGAGAGCTGCGCCACGCTGTTGGGGTTATCCAGCCCCGTAAGCGCCACCGCCTCGGCAACGTAGTCCTGCCGGGTCTGGGCATCCAACTGGAGGGCTCCGGTGACCAGCGGCATGTCCACGGCCACCCCGCGGGCGTTGATGCTCTGGTCGGTCACCCACTGGGCCTGTACGCAGTCCGGCACCGGGAAGCCGGACAGCCGGCGCTCAATCTCCATTTCCGTGACCACGTCCTGCTTGCAGTAATCCTTGAAGAGCTCCCATTTGGCCGGGTCGTGCCGGGGAAGGTTGCGGGTGCGGCCCCCGTTGCCCTTGGTGGACTTGCAGGGGACGCAAAAATAGCGGATCAATGCCTTGCCGGCCGCCAGCTTCTGCTTGTCCTGTGGGAGCCCCAGGGCCTTACCCGTGGCGTCCAGGCCGGCGGTGTAGCCGCAGTAGAGCCCGTGGAGCATGGTACAGCGCCATTGCGGGAGCCACTTCTCCGGCGGGCAGCTGGCGTTGGCCTCCAGACGGAAGAACCGGCTCAGGCAGTACCATTCGAAAGCGGCGTTGTAGGCATGCTTGATGCAGGCCGGGTCAAACAGCCAGCGGATGACCTCCGCCGGCAGACGGGCCTCCGGCTGGGTCAGGTCGACCACCTGAACCGGGCCGCCGTCGAGACTGTACGCAAAGAGGAGGATGGCAAAGGCCGGGCTTTGCGCATAACGGTAAAGCCCGGCCTTGCCGATTTCCTGGTCGCTGTACGTCTCGATGTCAATACTGAGATGATGTACCGCGTCCATATCGCGTTAAAAAGGCAGTCCGGTGATCGGGTCGACATTGCCCCAAGCGGCCGTGCCGTAGCCGCCGGGGGTTCCCTGGGTCGCCGCCGGTGCGGCGGCCACCGGCTGGAACGCCTCCTGCGCGGTCACACGGCTTCCGAGGGGATCGCCGTCCCCGGTCTTCTGCACGCCGTTCAGGCCACAGCCGATCCCTTTCTTGCCTGCGCTGTTGTAGGCGAAGAAGTTGACGTTCACGTTGCCCCACATTCCACTGTAAACCTGGGTGGGGTCGATGATGGGCTGCACCTGGGCGTCTACCACAAAGGGAGCCTGCTTGCTGGAGGCGGTAAACACCCAGCAGCCCCGGCACTCCTCGCCAAAGGCACTGCCGTCGCTGGGCCGGGGGCCGTCGCCATCATGGACGCAGATGGCCGGCTGGGGCGGCCGGATGCCGCTCCACTTGGCGGAAACGCCCGCCTCGATGGCCGCAGCCACCGCCTGGTCAATGGCGGCCTTTGCCGCTGTGTTGGTCTTGGGCACCAGGACGGTGCAGCTATATTTGGGCTCACCCTGGGGGTTATTGTAGGGCGCTTTGGGTTGGAACAGATTGCAATAGGAAAAACGAACTCCGGTAATGGTAATAGGCATATCAATTACACTCCTTCATAATTTCACAAATTTTTATTGCCTGATGAATCAGCCGCCGAAAAGGCCGCCTCTGCCGGCGAATAGGGCGGGCGCTTGTCGCTCTCCGGCGCCAGAGTCGGCTTGCCGGGCTTCTTGACCACCAGGCCGAAGGACGCCTCCTCGAAGGGCTTCTTTCCCAGGGCCTTCTCCAGCCCGGCCACGCTGGCGGGCCTGCGCTCCCATAGCAGGGCCGCCGGGATGCCCCGCTCCTGCAAGGTGGCGAAGGCGGTGTCCTGGTCGGCCCACTCCCGGCTGCTCCGGCCCTCCACAGCCTTCCATCCGGCGATCTGGCGGCCGTGCAGAGCGGCGGTAAGGGCATATTCTTTCAGATCCTTCACCCACGCCTCCAGTTCCAGCGCGCGGGTGAGCACGTCGCCCACCTGGGCGTCGGTGAGAACCATATCCTCCGGGTCGTAGCTGTCGCCCTCGGGAATCGCGTTCTTCATGGGCTCCAGCTCCAGCATCCTAGCTGCCCGGGCGGAGCACCGCGCCCTGGCCCGGCAGAACCGGCACCACTCGCCCGGGGCAAAGTCTCCCTTCCCCTCCCAGGCCAGGGCGGCGGCGGGCTTGACCACCTTTTCGCCCCACTCCCGCAGGGCCTCCACGGTGGTGTCCCACTCCCGGACGCCCCCGGCGTTGGGCTGGACAATGGAGAGATGCACCTCCCGGATGGTGTCTCCGTAGATGGGCGCATACACCTTCAGGGCGCCCAAGGCGTAAAGCATCATCTGGGGGTTGGCCTCGGCCTCCACCAGGACGCCGGCGCCATTCTTATAGTCCGCCACGCACATCCGGCCCGCGCCGATGATGATGCAGTCCGTGGTGCCAAAGCCCTCGGGCACGCAGTCCCCGAAGTCCACCCGGGTCTCCAGGGCCACGAAGGGCTGCACGGAGCCGTAGGACATGGCCAGAGCCTTCAGGTGCTCCAGATAGGTGTCTGTGGCGGCATCCATGCCCTTGTCGTAGTGGGGATCCTCTTTCAGCTTCTTCAGCCGGGCGTTGAACGCCCGGTTGCTCATGGGCTCCACGAAATACTTCCGGGCCTTCAGCTCCGCGATGGCGTGGGCCAATGTGCCGGCGGCGGCGTACTCGCTGGCCGTGTCGGGGAACTGCTCCCCCAGCCGGGCGGAGGGCGGGCACATCAGCCACCGCTCCGCGCTGCTGGCCCCGAGAAGGGCGTGTTTCTCAGGTGGCATCGCTCGATTCCTCCTCCATGTGCTCCAATGCATAGTCGATGCACTGTTCCACGATATTGCCCAAGGGCAGTCCTGTCCTCGCTTTCAGAACACTGAGCGTCTGGTAGTAGGTGGGCTTCAGCCGGATCACCGGCTGTTTGTTGGAATAGTCGTCAGGATAGGGCAGCTTCAAGGTAAACTTGTCCATTTACAGCTTCGCCCCCAATCCCCGCAGTTCTGTGGCGAAGGCCCCCAGCTGCTCGGGCTTCAGCTGTGTGATGGCCTGCGCGCCGTACTTCTGGAGGAGCGCCAGCAGCTCCGGCATCTTTGCCGCGTCCTGGGACACCAGGTCGGCCCCGGCCTTGCCGATCTGCTCCACGGTATATGCAGGGGCGGCGGCTACCGGCGCAACGGCGGGCGCATTACCAGGGGGCGTCACCTGGGGGCCAGCTACCGGAACAGCAGCCACGGGGGCCGGTGCAGGGTTTACCAGGGCTACAGGCGCAGGTGTAGGGTTTACCGGAGCCGATACAGCGGGTGCCGCAGGAGCCATGGGCGCGGTCAGGGCTGTGTCCGACTTGGACACTTTGCCTTCCTCTGTCTCCAGCACACGGGTAGCCGCCGCATGAACGTCCTGGTTCTTCATGCAGTGCATCCCGAAGGCTGTCACAGAGGCCAGCGCCTCCAGCGGGGTGGTTCCGGTAATTTTAATCTCAATCATGGTTTTCGTGCTCCTTTCTGCTATTCGCTTTTGTGGCACCCTGCTTCCATGCTTCGCGGCACCAATACTGCGCACACGCATAGAAGTGTTTAAGTACAGGCTTTTCCAACTCTTCCAGCTTGCCTTTTCGGGCGTAGAACTCGGCGGTATCTTTTAATATATCGATTGGTTCCTCGCCCTTCACGCCCGCGTCAAATTCCAAATTGAAAAGTTCGACATATACGTCCAGCAGCTCCCGCTGTAAAGCATTAAACTTGCAGCCCGCTCTTTCCTCTTGGTCGGCGATAAAAGCCTCAACCGTGGTCGGGAATGTAATCATGCTCTCACCCCCTGGTACGGCGCTACATCACCGTGAATGGTTGGCGCTGTACCCAGCTTCTTGGGAAACTCCTCGGGGTTCCTCTGCCACAGGAGCCGCCCATCCTGGTCGTAGGAGGCCACAATCACGCCGAAGATACGCTTTGCCACCATGCCGCAGTTCAGGCGCAGCTTGTCGCCTTCCCACATTGACTTATATCGAGTGCCTACCATCTGCCAGGGGCCCCATACGCCATGATACTCCTTATACATGACCGCAGGGCCAGGCGCTCCGGGGAACGTGGCATAGCAGAGACAGAGATCGGAGCTTCCGTCGCCGCCCTTGCTCCTGTACCTGGGAGGCGCGGGCCGCCGGGTGAAATCCACTGCCACCCAGCCTCCATCTACTACGTCCACGCCCTCCAAACAGTCACCGGCTACCGGAAGAATGGCGCACGGCCTATCGGCCATGATCGCCTCGATAGTCTCCACCGTAACCACGCCGGGCTTTATGGGCCGCGGCGTAATGGAATCTGGAATTATGTAGCTACTCATACTTGACAATCTCCTTCAAGCCCTCTAAAATAAGGGCGGATCAACTTTTCTTTTTCCTTTAGGCCGCTTGGTGTTGCAGCACCGGCGGTCTTTTTTCTTGAAAAATTCGCAAGCGGTTGGGAATTTGAAAAGGTGATAAAATTTGCGTCCCTTTGTGCTGGGGGTAGTTCCCCATTCGATAGGCCGCATTTCAAATGCAACCCTTTTGACCTCGTCCATCCTTTTTTCACAGGATCACTCAAAGAAAAGGACTGCGCCGGTCTGTTCCTCGAAAATCTCGCAGTTCGTCAGGCCCATTGCTCTGATTTCACGGTCGCCGTCGGCCAGCTCCACTAGGGCAAGGCAGGCGACGGGCTGCGCTGTCCCTCCGTCATACCCATACATGAGGTTAGAGGGGGCGGGGATGATCTGAATAATCGTTTCGTTCATGGCTCATAACTCCTTTTTTATGTGCAACTTTTTGCGATATTTCGGTACATTTCCATTCAGTCCTCAAGGCGCTGCGTCACCAGTCAGCCGGAGTGATTAGGGCGATGGCGGCTCTCATTGCGGGTTCTTATAAACTCACCACCTTCATACCCGGCTTGTACTGAAACCTTCTGATCTGAACGACTTCCGCGCGCTCAACCGGCTTGACCGCTTGAGCCGCCAGATACCTCTCCACTTCGTCCTCTTTGAAACGAATGCGCCGCCCAACCCGGTATCCGGGAAGCCCGTTCGGCTTCGTAGTCAGTCGATAAATGGTGTAAATACTGACTCCGAAACGTTCGGCCAGATCCTGGGCCGTCAGCATTGATTTTTGGTTCATAGTGACTCCGCCCTTCTTATCCCATAAAGCCTGTTCTGCAATGCTCATTCCTTCTTGTAGACAACCGCATAGTTCTTCCCGTTGACCGTGATCGGGCTGGGCCTGCCGTGCGCCTCAATCCATGCCCGCACCTTCTCGACCACGCTTTCGGTATACTGGTAATCTACGCCGTCGTGCCCGTTGTTGCAGTAGGGAAGCCGTTCGCGCTCGTCCTCCGAGATATCCAGCGTGGAGATAATCGCACCAATGGCCTGGGCATGGGGCACCTTGCCGCCGGATGCCTTGGAGTAGACGCCCAGCTTTTCGGCAATAGCGCTCTTGTCGTAGGTCTGCTTCATGTCCTGGAATGCCATGCGGGGGAGGTGAATCCCATCCTCGGAATAGAAATCGCTGAGAGCCATTGCCTGATACTCTGGCTTGGTGCCTGCCCGGTCATAGAGCTTTTGAAGGAAACTCGCCGCCCGGTTCTTGGCATTGAGCAGCATCGCCGTGGCCCGTTTGTCGGCGGCGGCCAGCTCCTCCGGGGTCTTACCGTTCTTTGCGGTCTTTCCGCCGATAGCGGCCTTCTCGCGCTCCTCCATGATGTTGAAGCGGGTCACGTACATGGCGGTAAACTTCGTCCCCTTCTCGCCGGTGAGCTTGTTGGCGATGAACTCACAGCCCTTCTTGGTGACGAGAAAGCAAGGGAGTTTCCGACCAGTGCTATCGGTATAAGTACTGGGGATAAAAAATTCGCTCGGCTCAATTTTGAGCTCAGTGCCCTGCTTCATATTTTCGATGTATCCATTGATGTCCCGGAGAAGATTTTTGTGCTGCTTCTCCACCATCTCAGCCACTTCTCGGCTGTCCAAGGTTTCCTCCTCTGCGGGATTGTAATTCTTGATGTCGCCCATGATGTTCTCCTTTCCAATAGTCCGGTTTATTACCCTTCGACTTTGGTATCCTGACGTTGCTCCGGCAGATCCAAAATGTCCCGGATAGCCTGGATGATTTTTGGAGTGGCAAGCTGGCCGGTCTGGATTTTGTGCATGTAGGAGCGGTCGAAATATAGTCCAGTTGTTCCCTGCACCTGCTCAATGAGCCATGCCTGCGTCCTATCAATGTCCACAAGACGCTTTTTGATCTCCTTCCCAAACGGTGTAAGTATAGCGTTTTCCACAATTTCACTGCCTTTCTTTTGGTATTGACTTTTACGCAAAAGTATAATAGACTATAGGCGTCAACAGATAGATAATCATGCGTTTGCGTATGTCCTTGCCTAGATAATACTACGCAATCGTATATCAGTCAAGCGCATATTATTACGCGATTGTATAATCTGCGCTTTTGACAAATTTAGGGGGCGCAGTATGTCTAATTTGTATAATAGGCTTCAAGAACTGTGTGATGAGAAAGGGGTTTCTGGTTATCGGATGTGTAAAGACGTCGGTATCCAGCCTAGCATCATGACAGATCTCAAGATGGGGCGTCGAGCTAGCATGAAAGTAGAGACAGCTCAAAAGGTCGCAGACTATTTTGGTGTGACTGTTGGTTACCTGCTCGGCGAAGGAAAAGAAAAAGCGCCCACCCAGGAGGGTGAGCGCGAGTTTGAACTCAGTCCTGCATTTTTCCGCTTAAAGCAAGGGTTAGAGCCGTATGACATTTCGGAGGATGACGCAGATTTCCTCCTTGATGTATATAAAGCACACATAAAGAAAAATAACCAAGGGTAATTGCCGATGGAATATAACGCCAAAAAAGAACTATACCATTTTGTTGATCGTCTAAGGATTGATTGGGGTGTTACTTCATACGAGCAACCATTCAATGCGATAGAGATGAGTATGTATCATGCAGAGATTATATACCACACTTTTGATACAGATGGCTTCTGCGGCGCCGCTTTTACGGGCAATAGAATAGATACCATAGTTTTGAATGACACAAGAAGTAGTTATGAACAAAATTTCGACTGCGGACATGAAATCATCCATCTAACAAAGCATCGGGATCGTAATGGTGGAATTTTTCAATGCTTTAGCGAAAGTCAAGACAGTTACTTAGAATGGGAAGCAAATGAAGGCGCCGCTCAACTTCTTGTTCCATACCAAGACTTTATCCCTCGGTTTCTGTCCTGTCTCCAATCCCGTACAGCATCTCAGCACAATCATTCTCGTCTTTTTATATCAGGCAGTATCCAAGAGGAATTAGCCGCCTATTATCATGTATCCTCTCAAGTTATAAACATTCGCCTTTCCAGTTTAGGCTATGAGATTGATCAGTATCGTTGTGGCATACCTTTGGAGAGTGTTGAATTGTTATCTCGTAATCAACGGGACAGGCGTGGTATTCAAAGCACTTGTTATAATGCTATTTGCGGCTTTTCTTGTGACTACGCTATCGGATATTAAGACGACGTGGTTCTCTTGAAACAGATAATCCGCTCCATGATCAAGGAACTGGTCGAACTTAAAAAAGCACAGTAAAAAACCACTCCCGGAATACTCCAAGAGCGGCGGCCTTGACAATCGAATACAAGACGGTTTATAATAGGTGTAGAAGGGCGTTGCAACAAGCGGTTAGCCCAGAAAGTGAATCAATTTCTTAAAGAAACCGTCACCGGCCAGGGTGGCGGTTTCTGCGTTTTACGATAATCGTCACCGTGAAGGCTCCGATATGTAACGTAATCCGCATGGGCCTCACCCCCTTTCGGGAGGTGTGGCTAACCGCCTGCCGTTGTGCAACGCCAAAAATAGGATAGCATATCGTTTGACAAAAAGCAAGAGAAACCGCCCCTGGTGCTACCAACACCAAGGACGGCTCACATAGAGGGTGATAAGGTTTGACAGGCCCATATCACCCTCTCATATTATCATACTTGTGGGAGGGATTCAAGATGGCAAGACGCCCCGAGTTTTATTTTGATGAAAAAACCGGGTACTACCGTAAACGGGTCAAGCTGCAAAGTGGTGCCTACAAAGACGTTCGCGCCAAGAGTAAAGAGGAACTGCGGGCCAAGCTCTACGACCTGGAGACCGCCCAGCGGATGGGTGTCATCCTGGATGATAAAACCACTGTTGCCCAGCTTCTGGCGCAGTGGTATGTAAACCGCAAGGATGGGCTTTCCTACTCTCGCCGACGGGACTACGTGAACGCCATCAACAACCACATCTGCCCCATCATCGGAGGGTATAGGCTAAAGTCCGTCAAGCCAGAGGATTGCCAACGTGTCATGGCGGCCCTTGCCGGCAAGTCAAACTCTCTCCAAACCAAGGTGCTGGGCGTCATGAACATGGGGTTTGACTGCGCGGTGGAAAATGGCTTGATTTTCCGTTCGCCCTGTGCCAAAATAAAGGCGGGTGGTGTCCCCACCGAGGAGAAGGTGCCGCTGACACCCGAGCAATGCGCCGCTCTGGAGGATGCCACAAAGGGCACCCGCGCTTATCTCTTCGTGCTGATCGGCCTTTACACCGGCCTACGGCGAGAGGAGATCTGTGGCCTGCGCTGGAGCGACTTGGATCTCAATGCCGCCGCCCCCCACCTCACCGTAAACAACGCGGTGCGCTTTGACGGTGGAAAGGGTATCTTCCCCTCCCCGCTCAAAACGAAAGCGGCTCACCGTACCATTCCTCTGCCCAGCAAGCTGGCGGACGCTCTTCGCGCTGCAAAGTCCAAGAGTAATAGCGTCTTCGTCGTTCCCGCAAAAAATGGTTCAAATGCTAGTCTCCAGACTGTACGTAATCTCATGGCAATTATCGGGCGGCGCACAGTCAAAGCTTCAGCGGCCACCTCTGAGAAAGAGGCTAAAAAGCGCGGCCCACAAATCCAGCAGACGCTGGACTTCAAGGTGACTCCGCACTTGCTTCGCCATACTTATATCACACGTCTTTGCCAATCCGGCATGGACATCAAGAAGATACAATATCTTGCCGGGCACAGCGATATAAAGGTCACTCTCGGCATCTATAGCCACGTGGTCGGCAACACACCTGGTGAGCTGATAGGAGCTGTAGAAAATGCCTTTTCGGGGCAAACTTCGGGGCAAACCGAAAAATGTCAACAGGAGAAAGTGCTAAGTATCAATGGATAGCCGGGTTTTGTTTTTCATGCTTCACACGCAAGGGGTCACAGATTCGAGTTCTGTCGTCTCCACCAGAAAAGGACATCCGTAAGGATGTCCTTTTTGCTTTGATCTTTACCGCCCAGAGGACGGCTCCCCTTTCCGCATTTTCATGCTGGGGACGGCGCGGCCCGCAAAGGCCCGGACATGCTTCAAGTTGGTTCATCGAGACTTTGCAATATCTGAATTGCATTGAATTTTCAGAACGCTGGCATCCAGATGAATGCCCGTTTCTGCTACCCAAGATGGAGAACCACAACGCGCGGGGCGGGCCGAAAAGGCCCG